TACCATTGACAATACTAGTTTTCATAGATGGATTTATTTTACTAAACTTCATCATGTTTTGTTCTACAAGCTCGTTACGATGCTGTAGAACTAGGACACGATTACCTTTTTTGTATCTCTTACCAATTAAAGCAGAAAGCATAATCGTTTTTCCTGCACCTGTGGGTGCAACAACGATTGTATTCTTTCTATCATCTAAAGCTTTGGATGCGTCTGATACCGCTACATCTTGATATGGTCTTAGTATCATAATTAACCTCTAGTTGGAATGGAGAGAATGGTGAGGGGTTTGTGGCACTCTGCCCCTCGTCAGAGTGTGAATCGGCGTGGTCATAAACACCTTAGCCACTCACATTTAGCCTTTTATCTAGCCCAATCAGGAACAGGACCACTTGCTGTGGACTGTGGTTGAGGAGCTTGGCTACTAATAGGAGCCGCACCACCAGAGATAAAATCTTTTGAGTTCGGAGTAAGAACCACTAACATTTTATTTTGATCTGCGTACCCATTTGTGCCTTTTTCGACCTTAATTTTAACACAGATTTCCATGCCATTCAACTGGTCAATACCTGAGATTTGCCGTTTAGATTGTGCCGCTTCGGACATATCCGTAGGATCAAGATTATTATGGCTTTCGATAATAGATCTAAGAGTTCTTAGACCAATCTCTTTAGCCACTGGGATACCGCTTTGGCCCATTTTAGAACCATCTACAAAGATATTGTCCCAAACTTTTCTACGATCATATGGTCCACCGAAGACAGTTAGTTCTAACTGAGTCCACTTTGCTCCAGTATTCGACGATTGTTTAAACCAGTTACCTCTACCAAACTCAGGAACTTCCATGTCTCCAGGTTTTAATGAGAGAATTGCACGAACTACAGTTCCGTGTGGAATAAGTTCAAACTCTTTTGTTGATTCATCAACAGGTGTGTTATTTAAATTAAGCATCTTTAATTTTCCCTTCATTTGAATTTTGATTTTTAGGGTCAACAAATACCAAAGGTCTTTCAGACTGTGGTTTTCCACTACCCATTTTTGCAATTAATTTACCTAAGTGAGGCTCTTCGAGAGTTTCGAGCCTGCCAGACCTATCCTTCGCAGGATAGCCCCATTCATTTAATGGATCGCACACAAACGCACGATACTGTCCATTTTCTCCAGTTAGGATTGCCATCGTAATTATCTCATCAACAATACCTGGCATTTCCCTTCCTGTTTTCGCACCCTCAATCTGAAGGTTATACTGCTTTCTGTTATAGTCATCTGTGTACTCATCTAAGATACCCACGAAGATAACATTCTTCTCACGAATATGCTGTAGATGTGTAAGCCACGACATCATTTCACGACCGTGTAAACCGTAGGCGGCTCTGGTATCTAACTTACCACTCTTGTCAGAATGACATTCGGGTTGCTGTAAGCACCATTGAAAGCACAAACGCCCTGCGACTGTAATACTATCAACAAACAAAGTATCATACTTTGTCATCATAGCCTCACGATCACCATACTGAGCAGATACATATTCAAAATGCTTTTGACTATATGCAGACTCATCTGCCAAGGATGGATTTCCACCACCCAAGAAACACGCTAGATCACGACACTCAGGCCAAGTTCTTGGACGAATAACATCAATAGGCAAGCCCTCAATAGCGGCATCTCCAGCCTCTAAATCCATGAACAAAGTTTTATCTGAGTCCAGTGTTCGAGCAAGTGTAGTTTTACCTACACCGCTCTGACCACATACTACAATCTTGTGACCACGCTTTTCTTTCATGCGTTCGTCAGCAGAAATAATTTGTAATTTCATTTAAGAATCCTCTCTATCAATTTTAAACTTACCCATTTCAGTAACTCTACAGGGTTCAAGAAGATCCCTGATTTCTTTGTGAGCCGCATTATAAACTCGCTCATCTACAGAAAATGTTACTTTTGCAAAGTGGTTAGCATCATCAGGATTCATTCCCTCAAACACTTCCTTTAACATGTCATTGTCCCATTTTACTTTTTTAGGAATGTTAATTTTAAACCTACTGTTGCCTTCTGCAATAGTAGCTGTGCCAAAGTCTTTACCCAGCGATCTCAAAGTATCACGAGACTTTTGTAAGAATAAATCTTCTAGCTTTTCATCAATTTCTTTTAGTTCTGCGCTTAGATCTTTTACGATATAACGTAATTCTTCGCGTCTTTCGAATAGCTCAACACCATCCATTTTATGACCTCCTTGATATTTGTTTCGTTCACGGGAACATTAATCCCATAACGTAGCATATGTGTCAAGAGGTTTTTTTACTTAAATATATTTCAATGCCAAGACAGGCTTTCATCAGCTTCTTTTTTAATTTGAACTCAGGTGTCTCAACGCCTTTAGCGTCTTCCACAATTTCTGTCCAAATTCCGTTCATATCTTGCTTTTTGTACCTGAAATCCGCAATATAAGTACAAATCTTTTGTCCGTTTACTTCTAATGCAAAACGTACCTGTAATTCTAAATCTTTTACTGTTCCAGCTCTCTCTAAAGCCTTTATATATAGGTAACGCTCAGACTCCCATTTAGAATCAAACTTTATACCGTTTATGGTTACCTTTTTATTATTGTATTTAGACCTTGACCCAAATCTTCTGGGATTATATGGTGCTTTTACTAACATTTTTTAAAGGAATCCTTATATGCCAAATCCACTTAAATATAAATCGGTGAGCCTTACTCTAAGTGCTTACGACAAACTTGTCCATGTTGCTGATGTAGAGGACAGATCAATAGGAAGACAACTTTCCAGGCTTGTAGACCAAGCTTATGAAAACGTCAGGCCAATGCAACCATTTCCAGAAACTAAAAATAGATATGGAATCGAGTCAGTACTCGAAGACTAAGGACGGTTTAATAAACTCGCACTGCCAAGACCGCCAAGTAATGTCGCCGCTATTGTTGGATCTCCCATCGCCCTTTGGCGTATAGAAGTTTTAGCACTTAGTGGGGATGGCGGAACTACTTTATAGGGTAAGTCTTCCAAAGCTCCTGGTTGAACACTTGGAACTGGAGTACTTGTTGCTGGTGTTTTTGGAACAGTATTATCTTTTACACTATTATTTATTAAATTTTTAACTCTATCTGCTTCTTTTGAAATACCTTGACTAGAAGCTTGTCCTGTAAATTGTGCTATTGAAGAAAATAATAAATCTGGAAGAAAGTCCATTGGTTTTTTGTTTTGACCTATTAATGCTTTGTAGTCTCTCATAAATCTTTTATAAAATGCGTCAGAAGAAAACATTCTTCCTATAAGACTAAACTTTGTTAATTTACCTAAATTTTGTAAAGGACTTGCTGCTATACTTGCCGCAACTAACTCACCGCCTTCAGCAGTTTTAGAATTAAATTTTAAAATTTTACCAAATTGAGCCATATCTTTTGCCATATCATCACCAAAAATTTTTGCATGTTTAGCTTGATCTTTTGTTAATCTATCAGCAAACGCTCTAAATTGAGTTGGATCTGTTAAAAATTTTGCATCGAAATCTCCTATTAGATTATCCATATAGGAACCTCTAAGGACTTCTTTACTAGCGTCATCGCTAAAATAAGCCATGATTTGATCTATATCAGAAGCTTTAGTGGAAGGATTATTAATATATGCCGCCGCTTCTACATCGTCTAAACTATTATTTTTTAATTTTTTAACTAAACTATTTCTCTGAAACTCGTCCCATGACTTTCTTTTAGTTAGCACACCTTTTAATAAATCTATTCCATCATCAGCAAATACTTCTCCCTCTTTTAGAAGCCCTATTATTTTTTGATCTAAGCTTGACAAAGACAAGGAATCCATTTGTTCTGCTAATTTTTTTACTTGAGCTGCTTGAGAGCCAAATAATTCGTCGGCTGTTGTACCTAATTTTTTATATGCTGTAGAAAATTGTTTACCACTAAATTTAGTAGGATCAAGAATAGAAGTAGACTCATCAATAGTTCTTCTTAACCATTCTCCAGCCATTCTAGACCTTAAGTTCTCGTACTCACTAACCACGCTTCTAGAGCCAGCTTTTCTACTAGCGTTCATTCTATCTGCTTGGTTATCTAAAACTTTTTTTAAGCTCCTAAGACGTTCAGGGGCATTGCTCTTTAGGATGCTAGACTCCATCTTTGAAGCATCTATAGGTTTGTTGTTTCTAACAGTATTAGCTATATTTTTTAGTATTGAAGAATGTTCTAAAGCATCAAATTGCCTCATACCTTCAGCGTAAAGTTTTCTTTGCTCTGCAACGGAGTCTGCGGCAGCGAGGAGTTTAGCTCTGCTACCTTTTCCACCTCCTCCTCTACTGGCTCTAAAAGTAACAGAATCTATACCTGATAAATTTTTTCTCGACAAAAGAGTATCTATTTCATCTATAAATTTATTAGCCATATTATAAACGCCTTGCTCTGCGCCTTGAGTCATTTTTGTATCATTCAAAGATTTTCTAGCAGAATACAATTTTGCAAAAGAAGATTTTTCTCCTACGTTACCCATTGATACCAAAATAGCTTTTTCTAAATCTTGGCTTGTTCCTGCAACTATATCTTCATATTTTGCAGTTCCCCCAAGGTCATCCACCATAGCCTTTAAACTTCCAGATGGAATGATGTCAGCATTTCCTACAACAGATGAGTTTATTTCATCTATTTTCTTAAACCCTGCCGCTGATAAATCATCAAAGTGCTTAAAGGATTGGCTTAATGCTGTAAATAAATTAGCGTCTATTGTTAAATCTGCTACAGCAGCTCTACCAAGATCGTCGGCTACATTAGTCATATGAGCCATTACTTCTCTAGATAATTCTGCTTCTTCTTTTAAAAGTTTCTTATTTCCAGATTCTGCGGCTTCTTTTAATATTCTACCTAAATCATTAACATTTGAAGCCCCTGCGTCATTTCTAAATTTTTCTATTTTAGCGGTTATGGCTTCATGGTTCTTTTTTAAACGAGGAGAAGATTTAAAAATTCTTTCTGCTAATGCTTGTTGTCTTGAAATTACACTAGGAGATCCCAATGCACTTAAACTAGGCTTAATTCCAGCCTCCAAAGACTCTCCTGCTAATTTTAAATCTTCTGGAGACAATCTTGAGCCACTTGGACTAAACAACTTAGATATACCTTTAAATACTATTTGCCCTGCACCCTCAAATAAACCTGAAAGCAAAGCTTCTTTACCAGTTTGTTTAGCTATTTCTCCTGGAGTTTGACGAGAAACACCTGCTAGATATTCCCCAAATTCTTCAATTAAATTTGCACCACCACCACCAAACGCAGCTCCTAACGCAGCACCTAGAAAAGGAATAGGAATAAGAACTTGACCCACTAAAGCTCCACCTACAGCTCCCCCTATTTCTGGGGCAATACCAGCCAGATCGCTAATGTCATTCGCGCTCATTCCTTTTTCGTCTATAATTATATTTTGATCTGTTTCTATGCCAAATTTTTTAGCTCCAGAAGGCGTTAAGGCTAATTGGCCTCCTGAGTCTCTAGTGTAATCTTCTACAGTTAAACCGTTTCTTTGCAGTACAGCTTCTCGCTCTTCTGCATCGTCAACAATAGATAAACCAGCTCTTAGACCTGCATCTTGAATACCAGTGGTTCTATCAAATTCTGGACCAGATGACTGCATTGATTCTTGTGTCGATTCTCCAGTTGATTGATTAAATTGAGATGCGTTAGATATAATATCTCTAATTTTAAAATTCTCATTTGGAGTTGGAGTATCTCCCGCTATTTCAAAGTCCATAGGACCATAACTTGATTCTACTGTAATAATAGCCATTATAAAATCCTATTTCTATCTAACATCAATTGCACTAGAGGAAGAGTTTTTTGTCGTGTAGTCTAAACTTGTAAGTGCTAAAGCATCTTCTTTATATTTTTCCCATTCCGCATCAGTCGCATACATATCTGGGTCTTGTAAATCTTTAGCAACCTTGCTCGTACTTTTTAACTTACTTAAAAATAAATCTCTAATTTCATTAATGTTAGATTTTAATTTCATTGGATTGCTCCACATTTGTGGATTACCTAATAACTTTTCTAATCTTTCCACATCTTTATTAGAAATTCCATTTCCAGTTTCTTGAGTTATTAATTTTTTATATTGAGCTATAATTCCTGAACTTAAAGAATCTATTGCATCTTGATCTGACATTCCATCTTTAAACGCTGTGCTAGGATTAAGTCCAAAACTTACTGCACCAGTTTTAGCCCAATCTAAAATTACATTACCAGTAAGACCACCTACCTTACTATAATTATTTAATAATTGATCA